TGCTCGGCGTTCCCGCGCCAACGGTCCCATCAAATGCGGTAATCGGCAACCCAAGGTCCGCCTTTACCTGCGCAACCGTCCGATTGGCCCACGCGCCAGACTTACGTTGCAGAAAGTCGTCGTTGGCAACTGTGCCAAACGATACATCCAACTGTTGTGAAATCCTTCGAGGAACAAAAATGGCACTCATATTACGGTGCTTGTAGATAGTTTTGAATAGGAGACAAATCCATGTTCCACTTAATCATGGCATCATATGACTCAGACACCCGCGCACCAATATACGCCGCGTCTATCGAGCCTTCGGCCCGTGGAGTGAAGTTGCCACTTCGCGCGTTGAATTCCTGAACGGCGAACCACGTAAGAAATGAGTCGGCGTTCGTAATGAGAAAATCTGTTTGTGCAAGAATCGTATCAATATCCTGCGCAACCTCCCCATGGGCGGCATCATAATACGGATCGAGCCATTTGTAAATCCACAGACGAACAAACGTATCCTCGGCCGTCGAAGATGTGTCGGACGAATATATCGTGTCACCGTCCCTTAGATAAACGAACCGTGTGGGAAACGTGGTCGCCGGGTAAGTTGGCTCGTTGGCTGTGTAGAAGTTATCATAACCCTCGCGCCTCTGCAAATCCTCCGACATTTGGTTATAAAAATCATACGACATCAGCGACGCCGGCACCCAAACGCTGTTGGTCGCATCCCATCTGTCCACCCGCCTGATCGTCTTCGTGGGGATTGTCCCCGGGTCTGTCACAGCAGTCCCACTCCACCCAGCGCCAAGATTCGTAACAGTCGCACCATCAGTCGCATCAACTGACAGATACCCTCTCCGTTTGGAAAGCTCGAAGTCGACATGCGTTTCCGCATACCTACGAGCTGAGTTCAAACACGCAATCATCAAGTTCGCTTCGTCAGTGGAAGGCGACGAAACTTGCAAGATGCGCATTGCGCGGTTGTATATCCAAGAGAGGGTATCTGCCATATTGTGCTAACGCCAAAGTTGCGTAACTTACTTACCGCCCTTGGTGGTCATACCAAGCGGACCAAACGACGGCGCTTTCTTCGTGCGCTGTTGGTTCTTCATGTCGTTCGTGGCGCCTTCTTTATGCGCACTCACGCGAGTTGCAGTCGTCGGCATGGTGGGTTTTGCAGTGGGGATGTTCCCCATATACGGATCAGATGACATAGTTGTGGTTGGTTGGGTTGGTTGTTTGACGGACAGATTAGGTGGTGGCGATCGACTGGACATTATCCAAGATCATGTGCGACTCTGGGAAGTTAACCTCAAGACCGGCCTCAGTGAAGAACTCGTCCTTGCGACCATCGAAGTCGTTATCTTGGATGTTTTCGCGCTTGTGCGTGTCAGCGCCGACCATCGGGCGGAACTTGATGTTGGGAACGTCCAGCGCGAACACCGTATTCCGCAGGCCATCCAGATCACCGAAACGTGGGTGAGCCTTGAGGTGCATCGTGCCGTAGTCGGTCTGAATCGTGGTGAGGTTCAGAGCGAGCTTGTGCTGTTCCTCGAAGTCACGATTAATGGTGATCCCATTCCCCTTCGTGCGATAGAATTTGAGAATCGCCGCAATGGCACCGTTCCCACCGATCAGCAGCTTCTCGTTGGTGGAGGTCATACACACGCGGAACATCCGTTCTTCGTAGGACTCCCATTCGGCCAGCGTAACCGCACCAGCAGCCACCGACCCTTGCACGATACGCTTGTTGCGGTCGGCGTTGGAGGTCAGTGCCGACGTTCCAGGACGATACGTGAACGTGCCACCATTAGCAGCTTCCCACTGCTCGAGGAACCACCGGATACCGCCCATCGTCCGCACAATAGAGGACGAGCCATCGGTGTCAGTATAGGCAGTCGAAGAACGCTGACCAAACAAGATCGCATTCTCAATCTCGATCAGGTGAGCAATCGCACAATCCCGCATCCCAGTCCGATAGGCACCCTGTTCGTCAAAGAACATCGGTTGGTTGAGCAGCGTGCGACTAAACGCCTTAGCCTTCCGGAAGATTTGCGTGTAGTTCGACGGATTAACCGGAAACTGTTGGGCATGACTTCCGCCAGACCGGCTACCTTCGGCAAACGCAGCACCTTGCGAGGTGATCAGCACACCAGCCACATTGGTCGTCGCCGCGTTGTTCGCTAGCGTAACGGCATCCTGAATAACGCACGTGAAATACGAATTCGTCGAGTCGATCGCAGTGATCCGAAGATACACATTGACCAACGCGCCGGCTCCGTTCTTCGCCCGGTGCACGCACAGACGCTCACCGATATTCCAATTGTCGAACGCGGCATTTTCCGTCGTGACCTTGAGGCGAACAGTGTCACCAGCCGCAAACGTCAGAGACGTGCCAGAGGTACCGGCAGACGTATTCCACGGACCATTGGAGGCGAAGTCCGCTGTGATCGCAGACTTCTCCTTGAACCGTTGCTCGTGCCATTCGAACTGAGGTCCATCAGTGTTCTCCGTTTCAGCGAGAGACAGAATGCCTGTCAAGGTAGCGGCCGCGTGCGGCGCACTGTAGTAAACGTAACGGCGAGCGTTACGTGCTTTGTAGGTTTCAAAATCGCCCGTGAGAGCAGAATATCCGAACATATCTTTGGTTGTGTTTTATGGTTTGTTTGCCGCCTCAGAAGCCCAAATTGAACCGGTCTCCCGAGACCGGCGGAGTGGCGCCTGCGGTCTGCGGTGCTTTAGCCGCTGGACCTTGACCACCGCCTCCACTGCCAAACGACGGCAGTGGCGATGAGCGTTGCTGAGACTGTGACTGAGAGGGAGAATTTACATGAGAGGTGACCGGCGGCTTGGCCGGGTCAAAGTCAGGAGAGAACTGCTTGGCGAGAGTGACCGCCTGTTGACGCACGAACTCGGCACGTTTCCCGCGATCCTTGGGGAAGTCCGGGTGACTCTCGAACGTCGGAAGAGACTGTTTGATAAACGGCTCAATCGCCTTGAGGCCGGGGTGACCCTCGAAAATCTGACCAAAGAACCTCTCCTGCGACAGTTCACGAGCGTCTTCCAGATATGGGTTGATCGCACCATAGAGCGTCTGTCCAGTATGATCGGCAATCAGGCCAGCTTCGGCACGCCAATTGTTCCTGAGACCCTCGGCGAACTGTTGCAGCGCTTGCATTCGCGTCTGCGGAGTCGCCGTATCGGAGAACAGCATTTCGATGAGTTGTTCCTCGGGGTTGTAAAGACGTTGAAGTTGCGCGATCTGTTCAGGCGTCATCGGAGGCGGAGGTGCCTGACGTTGTTGCTGTTGTTGTTGTTGGGCTAACGCTTGGGCCATTGCAGTGGCAAGCGCGTTTGCGTCCATCTGGACGGGTTGTTGCATCTGATTAGGGTCCATCGTTATTCGGGTGTTTGTGTTTCTAGTTCGTCCACCATCTCCTTAGCAGTCTCAAGGCGATACTGGAAAAATCGTTTGTTGGAGTTAAGTGTGCGGATACTTCCAATGAGTTGTTCTCGTTCAAAGAAGTCCCCAATCGTTTGTGGGATAATATCGCAGAGATTATCGACGGCGTTGTCCAAAGCCAACTGGAGAGAGGCTTCATACTCTCTAACGTCCTCAGTCGCACAAAGATCTGTAAGACGTTTAAGCGTGTCCCTTCGTTCGGCTAAATTACTCATTGTGGTTGTGTGGGCGCAGATTGTTGTTCAGGAGTGCCATGTTGCATCTGCAAGGCAGCGATCAGCCCTTGTGGGACTTGGTCAAACGCATACTGTCCACCCCTACCCAACCCTCTCAGTTCCATGATCTCCTTTTGGACTTTGTTCGGGTCCATATTGAACCCAGCCGCTGCAAGCGGATTCCCAATAAGCAAGGCCAAGAGTTCTTGTAACTGCTGAGCAAGGAACAACTTCTCAGATGGCAGTGAACCATCATACGTGACAAAATCATAACTCCGTGCCAACTTGCGGGGTTCACTCTTGAACATCTCGAAGACCTCCATAGCACGTTGTTCCCCAACAATAGTCGCCAACGACTCTTGCGTGGAACTTTGGCGGTGGTTCACAAGAAGGCGGTTTGCCTGAGGCTGATACGCCATCCCCCAAACCACATCCAATACCATCTTCAAACGAGACGCAGCCCCACTATTCGCCGCCCGATTCTCCGTGGCGGATCTACGGCCCGAAGAGACCTGCCCAAGCGCATTATCGTTCACGCCTGTGACCATCTGCATGAGCTGTATGAGATTGTTCATATCGCCCACGTGGCCTTGGGTGGTATCTCTCACTTCCAACGGCATATAGTAGCGTCGAACATCTTTGCCGCCAGCTTCCTTCCGGAGACGAAGCAATCTGGAACGTGCGTTAAGATCGTCCATGTTGATCCCCATTGGGTCGACGATGGCCTGAGGTTCAATCGTTCGCGAGACGGCAGCCATCCGGCTATTGAGCAGCCAACTGACAAGACCTTGGAAGTCATTCGCGAGGCGACTAAGTGAGTTGAGCACACACTCATGCTGATCCGGCAGGAACATCCCGAGCGACACAGGATATTGTGCGTGGAGATTCGGCAACGGTTCTGCACGAATAATCCGGTCATCATTGGCGATCCACACCAGCCACCTATGACAATACTCCTCATCGCTCAACTTCGTCCCGTCAGTGGCTTTGATCTGTGTCGGCGTGAGGCGAACAACCATCGTCGTTACACAAACAACGTCAGACTTATGTGGATTCTGTAGATCGATGCCAGTGATCCGAGACTTCGTTCGCGCAAACGTATTCAGACGTTCAATCGTATATTTCTGAATGTGCTCCGTGCCAATCACGTCCCCATTCTGCTCCATGCTCCACAACGCTTCTTTGCTGTAGGAGTCGTCCCACGCAATAAACGATCCGTCTTTCCAGTCAGACAAATGAAAGTTGCTGTCGGGGAAAACGCGATACGGAGAAATGGACCTGATACGATTCCCCTCCCTCGTGACCACCTTCTCTACTTTCGTAATGACGGTCTCCTCACCAACCGGCTGACCCATATACATGGGCGGCGCCTCGACAGTGTCAATTGGAATATACTCGTATTCCATCTCCCAACTATCCACTTCGCAGAACATCCCGAACCGGAACAGATTCAGCAACGACTGCATTTGCAGTTGTTTGTGATTGTTGTAGTTCAGGTCGCTCTGCACGCACATCGTGCAAACCTCATTGAGCATCCGGTCAGCGTCGTCTGTCCCCTTGAACTCGTAAAAGTTCTCCCGTTGGTTAAGGAGCATATACGAAAACGCCACGCCCGTGAGCACTTGGGAAGTCGCCAACGGCAAGACGATCTTCCGAGGGAGACCCGCACGAACGGCTTCTACGTCATTTTTGTCTGGTGCCCTCCTATGCATATACGTCTCATGCATCTTGTCCCAATCGTCGTAATGCCGACCCATATACTCCCTCGACGCTTTGAGCTTGTCCAAACACACCTTGAGCAAGGCATCGTGCAGAGGGGACTTCCGTTCCTCTTTGAAGTGTTTGACAATATGTTGAGAGAGTGCCACAGGTGTTAGATAGTTAATAGCGACATAGTGCCACAGACGGGCACCTCGTCGAAAATGTTTGGAGAAATATACGAAAGACCGTTGAGCACCAACCGATGAAGACCTTCCATCATGTGGTCGTCCTTGTCGATCGGCTTATCGGGACGTTTGAGTGGGTCTTGATAACAATATGTATCAAACTCAAACAGCGTCCTTTGAAGGTTGCAAGCGAAATTGAGTAGGCCGGGCTTAGCCAACGACTGATTCGTCATAAGAATCCCCCTAGTAAGATCCTTAGACGCTTTTTCTACCTGCAAACCTAGATCACGAAGATCGTCAGCGAAGGCCGTCTTCGACGCCATTGTCTCATTAAACCCAGACGGATCAATAAGTTCAGCAGCGACAAAATATCCCTCCACCTTATTCTTGATCATGTCGGCCAAGATATCCACCGTGCACGCTTCGAAGATTTCATCATAGAAGAATATCTCACCAGCCGGACTCGTCGCCACAAACAACACCGCGTGAGGCGTATGATGGTGACAGTCAATATGATACCGAATCGTGTAGTCCAGTGGCGGAGTGTTAATGTTAGACCATCCGGGAGGCGGTGACGTATAGATATGTTCGTCGTTAAAGAGCGCATGCACCGCGCCAGACTGTTCAATCGGGGCACCAAACAACCTTGCCGCTTTCTCCCTGTCAGACAACGTAGACGCAAACGATTCAATCCCCTCTTTGGAGGTGTAAGGGTTGTCCGTCGAGGCGCCGATAATGATAACCCTGTCCAGCTTACCAGTATTCTTGTCGGGGAACACATTTGGCTCGCTCATTGACAAGACAGCCCTCGGCGTGGGCAAGAAGAACCGGTTAATCCACGGTTCCCTGATGGGCGTGCAGGTGAACCACGCTTTGCCATTCCTATCAATCAAGCCACGTGCATACGAATTCCACATCGCTTCGGGAATCGGTTCGTCGACATGAATCCAATCATACCAGTTTGACTCACCACGCTGCGCGTTGAGTTTAAAACCGGCGATTGTGTCAATTAAGATAACCGACTCCCCGCCCCACTTAGACGAAATCGTCAGCTTGTTAATGTGACCACTATGGTTCGTGTCCCTCCGGACAAAATTCTTCTTCGGGAGCCACCTCCACAGTTTCCCCTGCGTGTCCCCTTCGCTCTCACCAGTGAAAACCTCGTCAACCTTTTCCCAATCCGTGCAAAGAATCAACCCTTTCGTGCAGCGTTGGGGGATGCCCTCATGTCGAGCTGGATCGCTATCATCATACCACGGACGTTCACCAATCGCCCACGCAATATCCTCAGCACTGCCCATATCGCTCTTGCCAAACCGATTGCCCGTGCGTGCATAGCGATATTTGAAACCGCCCAAACGATGAAATTTGTCTTGCTTGGGATGCGGCCTATACATCGCACAACCCTCGTTCTTAATCCGTGCATCGTAGGCACGAAGAGACGAGAGCAGTGCGAGCTTTTCAGCTAGGCCATACGTCGTGTCAGACATAAACACAAGGGTTGATAAAACCAATGAGGTGCAAACCGGGAGTCGGCTTAAACACAAGGGTGCGATGTTTCGCATACACCCCATCGCCTTCCCGATCCTCCATGGGTGAACCGGCTTCTGGGGACGTGTTGGCTTCGATAGTAGCCATCCGAAGCCCCTTAAGCCCCGTGACGATGAACGCATGTCCCTTAGAAGACTCACCCAAACGCATAATCCCGATAGAGCCAACATACGGCGTAGTAGACGTCCAACCCAATTTGGTCGCATTCGCATACGAAACCAAACAGCCCGGAGTCAGCATCGTGGAGACATCCCCAACCTCAGCACGTCCCTGATAAGCACGCCGCCAAACCGTTTCGCAGAAAGCCGCACAATATGGCCAGCCACTTTGCCAGCCGACACGCAAAAGCTCCCCTTTGAACTCCGCAGCGAGAGTGTCCTTGTGAGAGGTGGAAAGATCGTCCCACTCCGCGTTGTTGCGGACTTCCGTGAGTCCAACCCACTTAGCCGCCTGCAACACAACCTTCGCGGCAATGTACGGAGAATAGCGCACGTTCACTTGCCACCTCCCACCATTACAGTGATAGGCACTCCTTCGACGTCACCCTGATACGTCAGGGTCGCACAAGAGGGCACAAAGGCAAACAGAATACAAACAAAAGAGAGTTTCATACGATTGGGTGTTAGTTATTTGACAAGCGAACCTTAAGAGAGTCGATCTCGCGACGTTGTTCGTCGTCCCTTTTCCGAAGGTCGGCGATTTCCATCTTCAACTGGGTCATTTCCTCGTGACACCGATCATTGGCCAGCTTCATGTGTTCGAGGTCCAGCGACTGCGACTGCCACTTAAGAATCGTTTCCGAATTTGCATAGAGAAAAATACCTATGCAGCCAAACAACGTGAGGAAGATACTAACGAAAGCGACTGCCCAAGACGGCGTCTTTTTCAAAAGGGACTGAGCCGCGTTGTCAACCGCCTCTTTGAGTTCGTTAGTGAGTTTCACTTCGTCGCTCATAGGTTAGGTGAGCTCGAACAGGAGGTTTAGGGTGGCCGTTCCAGAGCCAGTCGCAAACGAGATAGGCCCACGAAGGGTATCAGGATCGGTGATTTCGATACTGTCTCCAGCAACAATCGGAAAACCGTTGGTAGTGGCCGCGTAGAATGGAGGACTAAGTGTGATGAAGTCGTCAGCATAGGCGCTAAGTCCAGAGGCAAACTCAACAACCCCATCGTAAACCCGTTTGACCACCACACCAATATCTGTTCCGCCAGTGATCACCCATCCGGGTTGGATATACTGACCGGCCGTATTGTCAGGATCAGTTCCACTATTGAGCAAGAGTTCGTAGTCAGAGAGCTTAATTCGAGTGATTCCATCGGCCAAGATAACATGCGTGATATCAACCG